AAGATCACGGATAAAACAAGGGCTATCTTCGTATCTCCTGTATTGGGTAATCCTCCAGACATGGATAGATTAATTCAATTAGCAGATAAGTACGATTTAAAATTAATTGGAGATAACTGCGATAGCTTAGGATCTAAATGGAATGGTAAATTCTTAAGCGAGTACTATGTAGCTTTCTCAAATTCATTTTATCCAGCTCATCACATTTCAACTGGTGAAGGCGGAATGATTTGTACAGACGACGATGAATTAAAGAAGTTATTTGTAAGCATTAGTTGGTGGGGTAGAGATTGTTATTGCATAGGATCTGCTAACTTATTGCCTTGCGGTACATGTGGAAATAGATTCGATAAATGGTTAGATAGCTATGATGGCATTATCGATCACAAGTATGTATTCTCTCAAATGGGTTATAACTTAAAACCTTTAGATTTACAAGGCGCAATTGGATTAGAACAGTTAATTAAGTTAGATGGAATGGAAGAGAAGAGAAGAGCGGCAAGAGAAAGACTAACAAAGATATTCACAGATAATATTCCAAGTTTAAGAGCGCCAAGTAAATTAGAAAAAGCAGATCCTTGTTGGTTTGGTACTCCATTTATTTGCGAAGAAGACGGATTGAAACACAGACTAGTTGCATTCTTAGAAGCAAATAAAATACAAACAAGAAACTATTTCGCTGGTAATATATTACTACACCCAGGATACAGCTTCTTAGATGATAGTAATAAGTACCCTGAAGCAAACAAAGTATTGGATAAAGTATTTTTTATAGGCGCAGCGCCTCATTACACTAACGAAGTGTTTGAATATATTGAAGAAGTAGTAAAAAAGTTTAAATAATGATATCAGTATTCGGAGCAACTGGATTTATAGGATCAAAGTTCTATAACAAATATAAAGATGAATGTATTGTAATACCAAGAGAGGAAGTACAACCTCAATCTAATAAGGTATTGTATATGATTAGCACCGTAGATAATTACAATGTATTGCAGAATTCTTTTATAGACATAGAAACAAATCTAATACATCTAATGAAAGTATTGGATAACTGTAAAGGAAAAGATATAGAGTTTACATTCATTAGCTCTTGGTTTGTTTACGGAGAAACACATCTACCAGCTAGAGAAACTTCTCCTTGTAAACCTAAAGGATTTTATTCTATTACTAAATTAGCGGCTGAGCAATTAATAGAATCTTATTGTAAGACTTTTCATATTAAATACAAGATTGTAAGACTTGGAAACGTAATAGGCAAAGGAGATGGTAAAGCCTCAAAGAAAAAGAATGCCTTGCAGTTTCTTATTGATGAGATGAAAGCAGATAGAGACATTAACTTGTATAACAACGGAGAATTCTATAGAGACTTCGTACACGTTGACGACGTAGTTGATGGTATTAAGTTTGTTATGGATCGTGGAGAAAATGGAGAGATATACAATTTAGGATCTGCAAGAAAGCCAACGCTATTCAAGGATGTTATAGCTTACGCTCATCATGAAATAGGATCTCATAGTAAGATAGGAAATATGGACGCATCAGACTTTCATAAGATAGTACAAGTAGAGTCCATGTATTTGGATTCAAGCAAATTAGGCGCATTAGGATTTTTCCCATCAAAAGGAGTTTACGAATCAATTAAAGAATTGTTATGATAACCTACAATAAGATAGGACATTTTGGTCGGTAGCTTAATATTTATATAAAAAGATAATGACAAACAATCCTGGAATATATAAGATAACTAGTCCTAAAAATAAAATATATATTGGGCAGAGTAGAAATGTTAGAAAACGAGTAAACACACACAATCATATTGCTAAATTTATTAAACGTAATAGTAAATTATATGCATCTATGGTAAAACACGGAAAAGAAAATCATGCATTTGAATTAATACATGAGCTTCCTGAAGATGTAAGCCTTGATATTATTAATCAATATGAAAAACTATATTATGATTTATATAAAGATTGCGGATGTGAAATGCTAAATTTACAAGATCCTGGAAATTTTCATATTATGACAGAAGAAACTAAACAAAAAATAAGAGAGAAAAATACTGGGAGATTACACACAGATGAAACTAAAGCAAAACTTAAATTATATGCAGGATCAGCTAACAATAGATTTGGAATAAAACATTCAGAAGCAACTCTAGAAAAGATGAGGAAGATTAAAATGGGAGATAATAATCCTATTCGTAGGAATCCAGAAGCTAAATCTAAAATATCTAAAACCATACTAGGGTCTAAATGGATGTATAAAGAGGAAATTCAATCACAAATAAAACCTAATGATGTAGAATCATATATTAAAAATGGTTGGAAATTAGGCAGATTAAAATTTAAAACAAAATGATTTCATTCAAGTACATAGGAAAGCATGGTCGTCTCGGCAACCAAATGTTTCAGTTCGCTGCTACAGTTGGTATCGCTAGAAAAGCAGGTCAAGGGTTTGCATTTCCCAAAGAGAATACAGAAATACCTAGCATAGAAGACTTTAAAGACGGAGTAACTAGAGAAGTCTATTTTGATTTACCTAAATACTTTCCAAATGTAGAAAGAACTCTACAACCTTTAGAAGAGATACAAACATATCACATCGCTCAAGAGCCATACTTCCATTTTTGTCCCGACTTATTCACTGTACCTGATCAGACCAATTTAATGGGATACTTTCAAAGCGAAAAGTACTTTGAACACTGTTCTGATTTAATATTAGGATTCTTTCAATTTGATAAAGAAATTAGAAAACAAGCCAAAAATAACTTTCCACAATTTTCTAGTAAAGTAGAGTATGTATCGATACATTTAAGAAGAGGCGACTATGCAGGTCTTCAACAGTTCCATCCAGTTATGGACGCAGATTATTACTTTGATGCTATGACGCAATTCATGGAAGGTGATTATTGTTTTTTAATATTTTCTGACGACATACAATACGCCAAAGAATTATTTGGAGAACAAGAAAATATTATATACATCGAAGGTAACGATCCAGAAGTTGATATGTGCATGATGACTATGTGCGATCATAATGTAATAGCAAATAGTAGTTTCAGTTGGTGGGGCGCATGGTTAAACGATAACACAAATAAAAGGGTTGTAGCTCCAAAACGATGGTTCGGACCTGCATACAAGCACATTCATAACACAAAAGATTTATACCCTGAATCATGGATAGTAAAGTAAGACCATTCTTTAGCGTAGTAATACCAACGTGGGGAATTAACGGCAAAGGCGTAGAGTGCTTAGAACACTCATTTAACATATTAGCTCAGCAGAGTTTTACAGATTTTGAAGTAGTTGTATCAGATCATAGCGAAGATAATGACATAGAAAACTTATGTAATTCTTGGAGTTCAATGATGGATATTAAATACATAAAGAATTCTATTGGTAGAGGCAAGATAGCACCTAATTTGAATAATGCAATAAAACATTCCAATGGTGTATTCATTAAGACGTTATTTCAAGACGATTTTCTCTATGACACTGATTCTCTTCAGATCATATTCGATAATATAGCAGAGAATCAAGATAAGGATTGGTTTATCACTTCTTGTGTACATACCGATGACTGTGTAACCATGTACGATAGAATGACTCCTTACTATCACGATCGCATATACGCAGGGATTAACACTATAAGTTGTCCTTCTGTGTTGACAATAAGAAACGAAGAGAACTTACCAATATTTGATGAGACTTTAAACTGGTTAGTTGATGTAGAATATTATAAAAGATTACACGACGCTTACGGAAATCCTGTTGTTATTGATATTATTTGTGTAGTCAATAGAAATGCAGAGGTTAGAGCCACTAATATAATAACAGAAAAACAAAAGCAAGAAGAAATATCAAGAGTAATAAGAATGTATGAAACTAAATAATGTAACCATCGCTGCTGTAGCAGGCACTAAAGCTGTCGAAACTTTAAAGGCTATCAAGTACTCTATGAGAGAACTAGAGTTTGACCGCGCGATCCTAATTACTCCTGAAGATATACAAGACGATCAAGTAGAGATTATCAAATGCGAACCATTAAACTACGAACAATACAATCACTTTATAGTTTATAGATTACACGAGTATATTAACACAACGCACTGCTTGCTAGTTCAGAACGATGGATATGTAATTAACCCGTCTAATTGGAAGGAAGAGTGGATGCAATACGATTATATAGGAGCTTTATGGCCTCTGCCTCAAGACGATTTCTCTTTCAGAGATCAAGACGGCAATATACAAAGAATGGGTAATGGAGGATTCACACTAAGAAGTAAAAAGTTATTATGTGTGGCAAAAGATTTAGATTTAGAATGGAAACAGTATTATGGATTCTATCATGAAGATGGATTCTTTTGCTGTCACCATAGAAAAACTTATGAATCAGAAGGATGTAAGTTTGCACCAATAGAAGTGGCAGCTGAATTTAGCCACGAAACAATGGTAGAGGAAAACTATGGCAACATACCATTTGGATTTCATGGAAGAGACAATTATTATTATCATGTAACACAAAAAAGTTTATAATGAACAATCAAGAAAGATTAGAACAGCTGTTTAGTACTCCACGTATGGGCCACGCAGCATTAGAACCTCACAATAGTGTAAGAGGTTTATACGAATTAATACAACACTATTTTAAACCAGAGTTTGTAATGGCAGAAATTGGATCTTTTCAAGGAGTTTCAACTATGTTATTTGCAATGCACGTTCAAAAAGTATACAGTGTAGACTGTTACGACTACGTAGTACCTGAATCAGGAAGAATTCCATCTCACGATCAATTGTTTGTGGACGCAGAGAAGTTGTTCTTAGAGCGCACATCAGATATTAAAAACATTATTAAAGTTAGAAAGTCTAGTGTTGATGCGGCAAAAGAATTTGAAGACAGAACATTAGATGCAGTGTATGTAGATGCTGAACACGATCCTATCAGTGTTAGATCTGATATAAATGCATGGAGAAATAAAATTAAAGTAGGTGGTATTTTATGTGGACACGATTTCTATCTACCGCATATCTACACTATTTTACACGAAGAAGGATTAATCAACGAATTGTATATATATCCAGACAGTTCATGGTCTGTAATAATTAAATAGTATGAAAGTATTAATAACAGGAGTAGCAGGTCTATTAGGTTCAAGACTTGCAGATTGGATTATAGATAACAAACCAGAAGTAGAAGTAGTAGGTATCGACGATTTATCTGGTGGATACTTAGAGAATGTAAACCCAAAGGTTAACTTCTGGCAAATGAACTTAGTAGAACATCCTATTGAAAATTGTTTTGCTACTAATGAATTTGACTACGTATTCCACTTCGCAGCTTACGCAGCAGAAGGTTTAAGTCCATTTATTAGAAGATACAATTATGATAACAACTTAGTAGCAACAGCAAGAGTGGTGAACAATTGTATTAAGTACGATGTGAAGAGATTGATCTTTACTTCTACTTTAGCAGTATACGGTCATGGTTACGGTGGTATATTCGACGAAGCTCAAGTACCAAAGCCAATAGATCCATACGGAGTTGCTAAGTATGCTTGCGAGATGGATATTCAAATCGCAGGAGAACAACACGGTTTAGATTGGTGTATCATTAGACCACACAATGTATACGGTCGTAAGCAAAATATATGGGACAAGTATCGTAATGTGTTGGGTATTTGGATGTATCAACAGATGAATGGAGAACCAATGACAATCTTCGGAGACGGTACACAAACAAGAGCATTCAGTTGTATCGACGATATAGTTGAACCATTATGGAATTCAGCTGTAGAACCAAGAGCTTCTAAAGAGATAATCAATTTAGGCGGAGTTGAAGAGTGGAGTATCAACGATGCAAACAAAGTACTAAGAGACATAATCAAGTACGGAGCAGAGTATCAATACAAAGAAGGAAGACACGAAGTAAAGCATTCAATTCCTACGTATCAGAAATCAGAAGACATTCTTGGATTTAAACATAAGACTACATTAGAAGAAGGATTATACGATATGTGGTTATGGGCTCAACGTCAA